GCAGGTCATCCAACAGCAGCTAGGACTGCTACAGGCCAAACAAGTGGTATTGATCTAAGAGTTTATGACGGTGACGTTGTATTCATTTTGGATTCTGCTGCTGGTGCTGGTACAAGTCCAACTCTCGATGTAACAATCGAAGATTCTGCTGATAACTCTTCATTTGCTGCAATTGCTTCAGGTGCTGTTGCTTTCACACAAGTGACTGGTACAGCTTCTGCTCAAGCAGTTTCTGTAAATAAAGATGATGCAAGACGTTACGTTCGCATCAAGTACACAATTGGCGGTTCATCAGGTCAGTCATTTACATTTTCTGTAAATGCATTTGGTTTGAAGAAGTACGGCTAATTTATTTATGGCCTCCTTACGTCTGCGAGGGGGCTTTTTCTTATGGCATTTACTGAAGACATAGATATTTTCTTTGAAGATTTTTCAGATACTGTTGTGTCTGGAGGATCTACTGTGAAAGGGATTCTTGAACAGCCTGATGAAATAGTGGCTGACGGAGTTGTCCTCACCACCGACTATCAGCTAACCGCAAAAACCGCTGATTTAGGAGGTTTGGATTTTAGTGCAAGTATTACTGTTAATGGAGCTGCTTATACGGTGCGTAGTGTTAGAAAAATAGATGATGGTGTTTTATGCATTGTCTCTCTTACTAAAACTTAGGGATAAATTATGGCTACGAAACGAGAACAAATTCTTGCTGCTTTAAAAACTCAATTAGCTGGGACAACTGGAGTAGGAACTCGTATTTTTAGAAGCAGACCAGAAGCGTTTAAAAGAGCAGATACTCCATCAATTGTCATTGAACCAGTTAGTGATCAACCAAGTATAAATTCAGCTACTTATTTGAAAATTGATTGGACATTGATTGTTCGAGTTGTTGTTATTGCTAGAGGAAATGTTCCTGATAATGTTGCAGATCCAACTATTGAAAGTCTTCATACAAAAATGGTTAATGATCCTACCTTGGGAGGACTTGCTGTAGATATAAGACCATCTAGTACCAGCTTTGAATTTCTTGAAGCTGATCAACCTGCTGGAGTCATAATGTGTGAGTATGAAGTCGATTATCGTTCTGCTTACAACAATTTGTCGTCTTAAAGGTTATGCCTAACAACCCACTTCCTCTACTATGAACGAAGTAAATCCAAGCGAAGGCGGTAGTTATTCGCTTGACCCAGAAACAGGCGAACGCACTTTAATCAAGCGCACTTCTCCCTCTATCCCAAATCAGGTAAACGACAATGGCACTTCTGGAAAGGAAACGAGTAATTCTTCTGGAACTGGAAAGCAGTTACGGAACAGATCCAACTCCAACGGGAGCAGACGCAATTCTAGTAAGGGAGCTGTCAATAACTCCACAAGCGAGTGATGTTGTCTCCAGAGATCTGATCAGACCTTATCTCGGTGCTTCAAGACAGTTACTAGCTAATACAAGAGTTGAGTGTACGTTCAGCGTAGAACTTGCAGGGTCAACCGCAGCAGGTACGGCTCCTAGGGTCGGCAAAGCACTCAGAGCGTGTGGCCTTAGCGAGACAGTCGCTGCTAATACAAGTGTTACTTATGCACCTGTATCTAGTTCTTTTGAATCAGCAACTATTTATTACAACGTAGATGGGGTCTTACATAAGACAACAGGCTGTCGAGGAACATTTACCATCTCAGCAGAGGTGGGTTCGATTCCTACAATCGACTTCTCTTTCCAAGGCATATATGTGGCTCCTTCAAATGCTGCACTACCTTCTGTTACTTACGGGGCGCAAGCCACACCATTAGTATTTAAGAACGGTAATACTGCTGGGTTTGAGTTGTTGTCTTATGCTGGTGCGTTACAAAGTTTCTCCTTTGATGCTGGAGTACAAACTCAGTACATGGAACTTGTCGGGGGAACCAAAGAGGTTCATTTGATAGATAGACAGACAACAGGTAGTGTCACTCTTGAAGCACCAAAGCCAGGTACTAAGGATTATTTTGCTGCGGCTCTAACTGATTCAAGTTTAGGTAATTTGCAATTTACTCATGGTGATACAGCAGGAAACATCGTCAAGTTCACTTCCACCAAAGTTGATATTAGTGATGTGAGTTATTCAGAGTTGAATGGAATTGTAATGGCTGAAATTCCATTTACTGCATGTCCATCAACTGCTGGGAATGATGAATTTGAGCTTCAATATAAGTAAATCAACTTTGATTTGATTAAAAGGGGGCTTACGCCCTCTTTTTTTATGGTTAAAGTAGCAAGGTATCTCTATTACTTATCTTATGAGTTTTATTAAGAAGAAGGTATCTGCTTATCCTTGGCCTGTTGAAGTAAAGAAACCATCAGAAACAACCCCTGGTGAATTTGATACTCATAATTTTATTATTAAGTTTAAAAGGTTAAAGAAGTCAGAACTTGTTAAGTTTGAGGCGGAACAAGATTATGGTGCTTTAAAAAAAATAATTGCTGGTTGGGATCAAATTGAAGATGAAGAAGGAAAAGGTATTCCTTTTACAGATAAGAATTTAAAAGATTTTTCTGAGGATGTTGATTTTGTCGCTGGTGTCGTAGCTGCATTTAGTGATTTTTATCAGAATGCTCAAGGAAAAAACTAACTGATGCTGCCCTTTATTGGGTTTCGGGTGGCAGCGGATCAGATAAACAGGTCGATGAAGATGCCAAAATTTTTGGTATAAAACTACCTGAGAAGCCAGAGGAGAAAGAAGATGGATGCATTGTATGGGAAGAGAATTGGGAAACAGTTTTAATGTTTTTAAGAATGCAAACTCAATGGAATGTTTCCATGAGTGGTTTTGTTGGTTTGAAATATGAAGTTTTATTAGGTGCAGGAGGTTTGTTTGACCTATACAATGTAGATAATCGTGTTGCGATGCTTGAGGATTTAAAAATCATGGAAGCAACTGCTCTCACCGAAATGAATAAGAAGGATTCCTGATATGGCTGGGAAAGTTGTTGAAACCGTTTCTTTAAAACTTGACTTGCAAGGTTTTGCACAGTTGCAAGGTTTAGGAAATAAATTTAAGAAGTTAGAAAATCCAATCAAGTTAGCTGGTACAGGAGTTACAAGATTAAAGAATGAAATTTTAGGTTTAGGGAAAGTAGTTCCTAATACTATTAGTCATTTAAGTGCGCAAGCAGATGCATTAACAAGAGTTCGTCAAACAACAGAAATTGGAACTCAAGAATTTAAAGAACTCACGGTAGAAATTAACAGGGTAAATGCTGCGATAAATAAAGCGAATGCTTCGATGAATAAAGCAAGCTTTGGACGTAAAGATATGTTCCAAGGCTTGGGAGTAGCAGGTGGTGCTATGGCTTTTGGAGGGCCGATGCCTGGTGCTACTGGATTAATTGGTGGTGGTATAAGTAAGGCAATGGGTGGAAGTTTTAAAGAAGGAGCTATCTCTGGTGTTGGGGTTGGCTTTGCTGCTAAACCTGTAGTGGAGGCAATAGGTGGAACTGCTACCTATGCGTCAAATATTGAAAAGTTAAAAATAGCATTAAAAGGAATAACTAAAGACCAAGCAAGCTATGACGCTGCATTAGCCGCTGCAAAAAAAGCAACTGATGATTACAACGTGCCGCAAGAAGTAGCAATTCGAGGAATGACTCGTTTAAGTGCTGCCGTTTTAGGTGCTGGTGGAAATATTCATAACGCAACCGAAGCTTTTTTAAACACAACAGTTGCAATTAAAGGTACGGCTGGTGGTGCAGAAGATGTTAAATCTGCGATTACTGCAATGGTGCAAATCTTCAGTAAGGGCAAGGTATCTGCGGAGGAATTAAGTGGACAATTGGGTGAAAGATTTCCAGCGGCAGTAACAAAGTTTGCTAAGGCAAATAATATTTCTACGCAAGAATTACAGAAAAATCTTAAAGATGGAACAGTAGGATTAGACCAGTTAAGTAAGTTTATTACAAGCTTAGGAAAAGAATATGAACCATTAGCAAGAAAGATTGCAGAGTCAAATGAAGAGGCAGGTGCAAGAGCGCAAATTGCAATGAATAAGATGAAGATTGCAGTTGGTGATTCATTAAAAGATGTTGGAGCGCAATTCCAAATTATTGGTGCAGAATTACTTACTTCATTGGTTCCAGCACTTACTTTTGTTGGTGAAATTGCAGCAAAAGTTTTTGGTGCTTTAGCTGGAACAGTTAAATTTGTTATTGATAATTTCCATGAGTTTGCATCTGTTACAGCGGTAGTTGGAGGTGCAATGGCAGCAGCGGCTATTTCAGCTTTGAAATTTAAGATTGCTCTAGTCGCATGGGATTTAAAGCTAATAATTGGACAGATTGTTAAATTTATAATTGGCTTGAAAGCTTTAACTCTTGCTCAAATAAAGGCAAATATTGCTGCATACGCTAACCCTTATGTTGCTTTAGCTGCTGGTCTTACTGCTGCTGCAATTGCTGCTCATAGGTTTGCTACAGCAAACGATAGATTACAGGCGAAATTATCATCTGGTAAGGCTACTGAAGATGATGTAAATAAGGCATTTAAAGAAAGACTTAGACTTCAGAAAGAAATGAGAAGAATAGAAACAAGTACAGCTTTTAAATATCGAGATAAAGAAGACAGAGCAGCGGCAATTGCTAAATTGCAAGCTCAATACGATGGCTTAACTGAATCTATTGAAGATTATAGAAAAGCTCAAAATGGAAGTACTGAAGACTTAGATGCAATTAAAAAGAAATTTGATGCTCTTCTTGGAGGTGGTGAAGGAGGAGACTCTCCATTTGCTAAGTTTGCGGAAGACTTAGAGAATTTTGATCACGCACTTGAACAGGTAGCAGTAAATGGATTTAAGAAATTAGAAGACACGTTAGTTCAGTTCGTTGAAACAGGAAAACTTTCAATAAGAGATTTAGTGACAAGTGTGATTTCTGATTTAACTCGTTTAGCAATTCAACAAACAATTACCAAGCCTTTGTTTGGTGCGTTTAGAAGTCTATTTAGTCCTGCTGAATCTTCTATTGGTACGCAGGCAGGCAATATATTGGGTGATGCTTTAGGGGATATGAAATTAGTTAAGAGTGCAAAAGGCAATACATTTGCAAGTAATGGAATCGTTCCTTATTCCAAAGGTGGTGTTATTCGTAAGCCAACAATGTCGCTCATGGGAGAGCAAGGTGCGGAGGCAATATTACCCCTACAAAGAGGAAGAGGTGGAAGACTTGGGGTTGCGATGCAAGGTGGTGGTGGCACAACCAATGTGAATTACACAGGGCCAACATTGAACTTTAATGGTGATGAATATGTTCCTAAGTCTGCTGTGGGTGGCATTATTAGTGCTGCTGCTGCTAGAGGAGAATCAAAAACTATTTCTTCACTTAAAAACTCAAGAGGACGTAGAGCGTCACTAGGATTATGACAGTAGTTGCTTTAACTAATTTTATTACTATTACAACTGCTAGTAATACACCACCAAATGATTTAAGTCCAAATAAATTCCAAAATGGAAGACATACAGCCATAGGAGAGTTTCAATATCTTTCTTTTCTTTATCAAGGTGCTGCTCGTAATAGATCAGGAGACAACATGGAGTCCTCTCTTATTCTTGCCAATAATGCAATCAGTATGGGTTACGCAAAGACAGCAGTTGATAGAAAATATCATATTCAAGTAGAAACTTATTTAATGACTGAAGATTTTGAAAAGCAATTAGATAGCAATAATCAACCTAGATTATTAACTTCAGAAACATGGTTAGCTGCTTCATTGTCATACGATCCAACGACAGTTGAAATTTTGCTTAGTAGTGCAATTGATGCAGTTGGAGCAAATGCACCTAACAGAGTTTTAACGACAAGAATGGTAGGCCATTTACCAGTGACAGGATCTATTCAAAGTCGTTGAGGCCAGATCAATTGATTGGGCTGCCTTATCGTTTAGGTGCTGATCCTAGAAAACATAAAGCAGGTGATTGCTTATCTTTGGTTCGTACAGTATTAGCAAACTATGGTTTTACGGTTCCAAAAGGAGAACGAGATTGGTATAGAAGACTAAGAAAAAAAGATTATAGTGTGTTTTTTGAGGAATTAAATAGGTGGGGAGTTGATTCACCCCCTAAACTAGGAACAATTGGTTTATGCAAGTCAGATGATGGTTATGGCATGGCTGTTTTTTGGGAGGATGGATGGCTGAGTTACAGAAGAACATTCGGCGAGTTGGTGGTGAGTTGGTGTCCCTTAGACAGCCTCATGGTCGAAGGCTGTTATTACCCTCGGAAATAGAATTTTGTGAAGTATTAAATTGCAGTGAAGATGAATATTGGGAATTTGTAGATAAGACTGCTGCTTATAACGGACAAAGAAAAGAAGGATATGAATTAATTCCTGACATTAGAAATGAAGCTGTATCTACTTTCTTAGCAGCAGAAGCTTTTTTAGGTTTCACATACGGTCAAATCATTAATGTTGCATTAATTGCAATTGGTTATTTATTAACTCCAAAACCAAAAGCTATCAAACAAGGTGCAAATGTAAGAGGAGCAGACTCCATTGGTAGCAAACGTTTTGCACCACAATTTGCTTTTAATAGTTTACAAGAACTTGCAACTATAGGAGATGTTATTCCTCTTGTTTTTGCTAATAGAAATAACGCTAATAATTCTGGAGGAATAAGAGTTAATGGGCAGTTGTTATGGTCACAATTATTAAGTTTAGGAAAACTGCAACAGTTAAAAGCTTTAGTCTTATTCTCTTCAGGAGATATAGATGGTAAACCTGAGTTCAAAGGTTATGCTATTGGTGATTTATTACTTTCAAGCTATAGCAAGAAAAAATTAGATTTATTCTTTAAGTCTAATCCTGCAACTTCTCCAGACAACCGAATAACTATTGCAGATAAATATATAGAGTCGGGTATTTCAGGAATGGATTATACCTATAACGATGTTCTTGCAAGTACATGGCCTCTTTCTTTAAGTGGACAACAACCTGTTTATTCTCTTAGTGGAGCAAGAAACCCAACGACACAAGCAACTTTTGGCCTATATAATCCAATGCCAAACGCAAGTGTAGTAAAACTTTCTTACGAATTAAATTATCCAGTTTCAAAGAGTAGCAATCCAGCTAAAAGAGCTGTTGCTACTAAGCAAAAGAAAATAGCTACTTTTTGGCCTGTAAGAGCTGGATTTACTAAAGGAAACGTAGCTGTTGTTGGAGGTCCATTTCAGCAAGGCGAAGAGCCAGAAATTACATATAAAGTTTTAAGAAGTTCTCATGTTCCTGTTGAAGGAACTGATCAATCATTAGGTTTATATCCACATGGAACAGAAGATGTTGTTTCAATGATTCGTGGAATTAGAGAAAATATTGATGCAAATTTGGCAGTAGGTGAAACATATATGGCAGGAGATGGAATAGTTTCATGCAAAAGAATAGAAACACAAGATGGTGAAGAAGGTATTCCGTGGCGACCTACAACATTTTTAAATGGAAAAGCACAATATGCAGGAATAGAACGAGAATATGTTTTTCAAATTGAAGAATTTGGAACAAATTATGATGCTATTGGGACTCCTTTTAGACATCCAGATTCAACTTTAAGGCAACACGCATCTCAACCTCAGTTTCAACCTTGGGATGAAAGTCAACCAAAAATAAATGGAAGAGAAATAAGAAATAAACAAGTAATGACTGATTATTCTTTGCAATATGGTTTTGCATATAGAAACCCTGTTTTACAAAGAGTTGCGATAGGAACAATTACTAACAGTAAAGCTTGTTCAATGACAGAAATAGGATTGAAATCAAAGGTTTTTAACAGTATTAGAGGTGCAAATTTAAATTCAGTTCCAGACAAGGCAGCGTTAGATCAAATGTTTAGTGATAAAACTAATTTTCAATTAGGAACAATAGATCATTTCTTAAAAAGATTTTCTTTTTTCTATTTACAAATTAGAAAAGCAGGTACAAATGATAGTTGGCAAACTTTAAAAAACACAGGTTCAACAGGTAATAATCATAGTAATTTGTTTTGTGTAAGAGGTAATTCTCCAGAGTTTCAATATAATTATATAAAAATCAGTCATCCTACTCCAAATAGTCAATTTGAATTTAGGTTTAAGCCTTATCCTGGCAACAATATTCCTATTATGCACATAGGACAAAAGGCAAATCTTTTAAATGCTGGAGTAACAAATCAAGAACAAAGAGAAAAACAATTTGAATCTGATACTCCAAATATAGGGCTATGTATTGTTTCTTTCGCAGGACAAGTAGATTTTAAATTAGAAGTAAATGAATTATCAAATACGGAATGGAAACTATCGTATAACACTGGTACAGCGGTAAATCTTTTAGATAGTGGTGGCGTTATAGGTCTTTCTCGTTACATTTCAGGTGTTGATGACTTACGGCTTCCTGGTACTTCAATAACTTTTGAAGCTAACAACCAAAACACAACTCCTAATTTCGAACCTGTAGAATATCAAGTTTTTGAAGATAGAAAACATGTTCAATTGGTTTCTTTAAATAAAGACTTTGATCCTGTTAATGGTAACTGGGCATGGATTGTATATGAAAATGGTGTTGAAGTAGGTAGAGAAGTTCAACCTGCTGGAACGCCTTCAACTGAAATATCAATTGACAGTTTTGATGGAAGTAATACTTATGAAATAGGTCTTCATCCAACTGTAATTAATCATCCAGAAGATCCTTCGATTAGAGTTGATTACTATGAGTTCTCTAAGTCACCTAACATTACAACGACAGGATCAACATGACTCAAATATTCAACAACGGAGGACAAATTTTAACCACGGCTACTGATGGATCTGGTAGTGGTTTGACCGTAAATGTATTTATTCAATGGAATAGTGAGTTTGCTTGGAGAGCTGAATGGTCAATTGTTAATGAAGGAGATGGATATAAGACGGGAGATACCATTTCATTTGGAAGACCAAGTGGGTTGCCTAATGCTGCAATCTTTCCTGATGGTGCAATGTTTAATGTGACAGCAATTGATTTACCTGATCTTCTTCCAATAGAAGATGCGACTGAAGAGGGAGATTCTGCAATCTTAAAAGGAAATCTTAATCAATTTGATGCTGTTGCTGATTATGTTCAGTTTCCAGATATGGAAACTAAAAGTCATCAGGACGGCCCTGAACATGAAATTGTATATGTAAATGAGCAAATAGATCCTGGCTATGGAAAAGCTTTGTATCCAGAACTCGCAATAGGTGGTATCAGAATAAATAGTGCAAAAGAGTGGACAAATTTTACTCAGCTATCTGCTTATTTTAAAAAAGGAATAAAAGTTGATGATTTAATAAATGGAGGAGACAAAAAAGCAAGTAATAACTTTGTAGAAATTGCAAATGCGTTGTTAACTGATTCTACTTTAGGAGCAGGAGAACTTATTGGAGCAAATGCTGTAGGGGATTTATCGATAGCAGCTAAATTTTGTGAAAAAAATAATTTTACATGGGATGGAGTTATTAGTAATAAAATAAATTTAAGAGATTTTTTGCATGAACATGGAACTTATAACTTATTAGATTTTACTGTTGTTGGAGGTAAATTTAATTTGATTCCTGCTGTTCCACATGACACTGAATACAAGATTCAACGTAATAAAAAAATAGAAGTAAGTGCATTATTTACTGATGGTAATATCAAAGATCTACAAGTTAGTTTCTTAAGTCCAGAAGAAAGACAATTATTTAAAGCTAATGTTTTATATAGAGAAGAACAAGAAAATGGTTTTGCTGAAACTAAAAGTTTAATAATACGTTTAATTGATACACAAGGAGGGAGCCGTACTGATCCTCTTGAAACTTATGATTTATCTGGTTTTTGTACGAGTAGAGAACACGCTAGAATGTACGCTCAATACATTTTAAAATTAAGAAAAGAAATTGACCACGGATTGAAATTTCAAACAGCACCTCAATACGTTGTTAATTTAACTCCTGGTGATTATTTTAGATTAGTTTCAGAAGCAACTCATGTTCAGCGTTACGACAACGGCGTTGTCACCAAAGAAGGTCAAGTAATAAGTAAAGATATAATTACTGATACAAATGCAAGTATTTATTACTGGGAAGTTGGAACGAGCGTCGAGAAAGTAAAAGAAGCAAATGGCGTTAATTTTGTTACAGGAGCAGGTCTGCCTAGAGGCGTTTTATTTACATTGAAAAATGCTGTTACTTCAAATAGAGTCTATAAAGTAGAAACAATTTCATATTCAGAAGACGGCTTGATTGAAGTTTCGGGTAGCCATGCTCCATTAACAAGTACAGGTTCATTAGCTATTCTTGAAGGATGGGATGGTACTTCTCCGTTTAACCATTTTGAGGAAGTTATTTAATGACAGCAACTTATTTTCCTTCTATATCTCCTACAAGCAGAAGTTACACTCCTGGCGAATATGCTCGTCAAGAATTTGAATCGTTAGATGGAACAAAAAGCTATATACGCTATGGCAATAAACGCACCAATTCAATTTTAGATCTTACTTTTTCCAATATTACTGATCTTCAAGTAGTGAGCATTTTATCGAATTATGAATCTGTAAATGAAGGTTGGACAGATACTGAATCGAAGTGGGTTGAATTTATTGATGCAAATAGTGGAAGAAATAAAGTTGTCACCGCAGGAGTTGAGGCAACGACTTTGCAAGATTTTTATATCGAAAGAACAGAACTAAAATGGAGATACGATGGCCCTCCTACGGTTACAAGTACATTTCCAAATAGAAGCACTGTCCAATGTAAATTTGTTGCTTGCCTCGATTCGCCTTAGAATAGAATGACTGTTTAACTTAGAGATTGTTGTGGGCTACTACTCAGGTGCTGATGGTGTAATGAAAGTTGGTGGAGTGCAAGTAGCACGAGTCACTACATTTAGCTTTACATCAAGTCAAGAAACATTAGATGTGACAACGCTTGGGGATAGAGATCGAAAATTAATAGGTGGAACTCGCAGCCTTTCAGGTAGTGCTTCTATTGCTTACTACTCTGCTACTGGAGCCACTTCTGGAGATACAATGGCTTCTACATTAATGAATAATTTAATCAAAACAGGTGGTGCAGCGTCAGATACAGTAACTCTTTCTTTAGGAATTAATGATCACAGCGGTACTTATAAAGACATAACAATGACAGTTGTTTTAACTTCAATTGCTGTGTCAAGCTCACAAGGCGAAATCTTTAGTGCAGACATTTCATTTGAAGCCGCTGATGCTCCTTCAGGCTTTGACCTATAAAAATAAATGCCTGTTTATTTAGGAACTGGAGGATTTATTGAATTAAAGCGAACATCTATGGATGCTTCGTTAAATGTGACGTTGGCAGTTTCTGATGTAAATACTTCTCGTAAACGATTTTCATTTAATTATAAGGTTGGAACAATTATTACTGGAGATAAGATTGATATTGCAAGAACAGACGGAACTGGGAATCTAGAACTTGTCTCAGGTCATTCTGCTAGAGATGGTACTTTCTTTGCTCATGTAGATGATATTGGTGGAATACGGTTGTACTCAACTCTTGCAAATGCTATTGGAGGACTAGTATCTAATGCACTTGCTTTAGTCGCTCCTTCAGGAGAGCAAAGCCTTAGTATTACAGTCAGAAATACTTCATATAAGCCATTAGCAAGAGTAGAAGAATATGAGTTCACAACACAACGGGATCAAGTAGAAATTAATCAATTAGGAGATACATTTAAACGTCAATATGATTCTGGCTTGATTTCAGGCCAAGGCTCAATGACTTGTTTTTGGGAACATAGATATGTTGCAACTGACCATGATTATTCAACTGATCAAGAATTTTCATCTTATTTAGCTCGTTTGATATTAAGAGTCCAACAAGGTGCTGACTTCCTTGGGCGATTCTTTTTGTATAGAGAATCTGCTGCTTCAGTAAATAATGCTTGGTATGAATGTGAGGCACAGATCACCAGTTGTTCTGTAACTGTTCCTAACGTTGGAATTGTAAAAACTGAGATTGATTTTGTTACTTCAGGAGAATTTCAATTAAAAATTGGTTCTACCGCTGATTCTTTACTTCAAGAGAGTACTGACTTTATATTGAATGAAGATGGAAATAAGATTTTTTTAGAGGATGATGCAACATAATGTATAAGAGAAGTAAACTGTCCCTAAAGTTCTTGAGTTAAATGGCAGATCTAAAAATTAGTCAGTTGCCTGCTTTAGCTGAAGCAGATTTAGCAGCAACCGATGAACTTGCAGTTGTTGATGGGAGTGCATCAGAAACTAAAAAGATCACAGCTAAAGCTTTAGTCGAAAAAGGCGTTGCTTTAATTGATGCGGCAAGTATCCCTGCGTCGGCAGTGGCAGGGCTAAGTGCAAATTCTGTTGTAACAGCAAGCATTACAGACGGAGATGTAACAAATATAAAACTTGCCAATTCAAGTTTGAGTTTAGGTGGTGTAAGTATTGCTCTTGGTGCAACAGATGCGACGCCTGCTTTTAATTTAACTGATGCAACAAATTATCCAGCAGCTTCTTTAACAGGTACTTTAACTAATTCTCAATTAGCAAATTCATCAATTTCTTTAGGTGGTGTATCAATAAATTTAGGAGCAACAGATGCGACACCTGCATTTAATCTTACTGATGCAACAGGGTATAAAACTACTGAGTTAGTCGGAACAATAACTAATGCTCAATTAGCTGGGTCAATAGATGTTTCAAAATTAGTTGGTTCAAATATTTCATTAGGAGGAGTAACTATTGCTCTAGGAGGAACTGATGCAACCCCTGCTTTTAATCTTGCAGACGCAACAGGCTATCCAACATCTTCATTAACAGGAACAATTACAAATGCTCAGTTAGCTGGATCAATAGCTAATTCAAAGCTTGTAAATTCTTCAGTTAGCTTTGGCGGCATTTCTGTTGCTTTAGGTGCAGCAGATGCAACTCCAGCTTTTGATCTGTCAGACGCAACAAGTTATCCAACTTCGGCGTTAGTAGGGACAATTACAAACGCACAATTAGCAGGTTCAATTGCTAATTCCAAGCTAATTAATTCTGCTGTTTCTTTCGGAGGAGTTTCTGTAAGTCTTGGTGGTACTGACGCTACACCAGCATTTAACTTAACTGATGCTACAGGTTATCCAACTTCAGCATTAGTGGGGACTATCACCGATGCACAATTAGCAGGAAGTATTGCGGGAGCTAAATTAGTTTCAGGAAGTATAACTTCAACTCAGTTAGGAGCAAATTCTGTAACAGACTCAGAACTTGCAAATAATGCTGTAGATACGGGAGCAGTTCAAAACGGAGCGATCACGAACGATAAAGTTGAGACATCAACTTCTGCTACTACAGGATTAGACGGTGCAACAAAAATAAGAGATGCAAGTATTACTCCAGCAAAGCTAAACACTTCTAACTTAGATCGTTCGTTAAATGTAGCCAGCGGAAATCTTGGAATTAATAATGCTGTTTCAGGTGGAGCTGCCACACGATCTGGAATTACATATAACGCACAAGGCTTAATTACTGGAACAGCAGCTCTTGCGGCTGCTGACCTTCCTGTCTCGACTGCTAGTGCTGTTGGTGGCGTTTCTATTGGGACGGGATTAACTGTTAACGGAGCAGGGGCATTATCAATAACAAATAGCGTTACTGGTGCAACCGTTTCAGGGATTACTTTTAATGCACAAGGAATGATTACTGCGGCAACGGCTTTGGTTGCTGCTGATCTTCCTACTTCTACTACGTCTGCAAAAGGAGCTGTTCAAATAACGGCTGGAGGAGGCTTAACAGTTTCTGGATCGGGAGGATTAACAACTTCTACCAGTGGAATTAGTGCAGGTACTTATACAAAATTAACTGTTAATACAAAAGGCGTTGCTACTGCTGGAACTGTACTTGTTGCTTCTGACATTCCAGACCTTGCAGCTTCTAAAATAACAAGTGGAAGTATTGACGCAGCAAGAATTGGAGCAGACACAATTGACGGTAGTAAATTATCTAATAGTTCTACAACTATATTTGGATCTGTAGGTCAGACTGGGTTTCCTACGAGCCAATTTACTGGTCAGTTTTTCTTTGATTCAGTAACTGAAGATTTATACATTTTTGATGGTAATGCTTATCAACCTGTAACGACATTAACCAAAGGAAGCCTAGTCCTAGGAGGCACTTTCAACGCTAATACTTCACAAGTAGCGTCAGTAACTACTGCTGGAGCTGCGGCAGGATTAGCAGTTGGAAGTAATCTTCCTACCCCATCAAGTTCTACGGACGGTTTATACGTTGTGGTTGAACTTTCGGGGACTCCCAGTGCGCCAGCTCCTGTAGTTGCTCTTGCTCCACCAGATTATATTTTAGGAGTTACAAATACTGGAGGTAGTTCTTGGGAAGAAATTGATTTATCGCAGACTGTAGCTGGGCAAGTTGCAAGCAATATAACTTTCACTCCTTACGGTCAACTTGCAGCAACTAATGTTCAAGATGCACTTCAAGAATTAGAAACAGAGAAGTTAGCACTTACGGGTGGCACTGTCACAGGTCAAGTGCTTATTGGTAATACTGGAAGCCTTGTATTTGAAGGTTCAAGTATAGATGCCTACGAGACAACTATTGGAGTAACAAACCCAACTGCAAGTGATAAAACAATACTTTTCCCTGATGTTTCTGGAAATGTAATAACAAGTGGCGACACCAATACTGTTACATCAACAATGGTTGATGGAAGTTTAGTTAATACAAACTTAGCGGCAAATGCAGCTATCGCTCTTAGTAAATTAGCTGCTGTTAACTCTGCTCAAATCATTGTTGGTAACGGATCAAATGTAGCAACAGCAGTTGCAGTTACAGGTGATATAGGAATAAACAACGCAGGTCTTACATCTATTACCGCTGGAGCGATAGTCAATGCAGATGTTAATGCTTCTGCTGCGATTGCTGGAAGTAAGATCACAACTGGAACGACAAGTGCAGTAGGTGTTTTACAACTAACAGACGCAACAAATAGTACCAGTACAACTACAGCAGCTACTCCTAACTCTGTTAAAACTGCTTTTGATCTTGCAACGACAGCAAATACAAATGCTGCTAATGCTGCTCAAACCACTGGATCTACATTTACAGGCAATGTAATTATTGATAACGGAAAAGAGTTGAGGCTAAGCGAAGCTGATTCTGACGGAGCAAATTACACAGGATTAAAAGTACAAGCCCAATCAGGAGATATAACTCTTACTCTTCCTGCTGTCGCACCAACAGCAAACCAAGTATTGAAGGCTGACGCATCAACACCTACAACACTGACTTGGGCAACTGACGCTGCAACTGACGCAACAAAAATGCCTCTTAGTGGAGGAACCTTTACAGGGGATGTCACATTCACAGGAGATAGCAGTAATGGGTTATGGGACAAGTCAGCAAGTGTGTTCGTTGCAAACCTAACTGGAAACGTAACTGGAAATGCTTCAACAGCAACAACCTTAGCAACAGCAAGAGCTATTAACGGAGTTAACTTTGACGGGTCTGCACCAATAACAATTACTGCTGCTGCTGGAACATTAAGTGGAGCAACATTAGCTAGTGGAGTAACAGCAAGTTCATTAACTTCGGTTGGAACACTTACAGGATTAACAAGTAGTGGTGATATTAATCTGAACGCTCAAGCAGACCTTCGGTTTAAAGACGCTGATAGTTCTCATTATGTCGCTCTTCAATCTCCTGCTTCTGTCGCAAGCAGTTTTACTCTTACTCTCCCTTCGGCTGACGCTGCTGTTTCTGGCTATGTCTTAGCTAGTGATGGATCAGGAACTCTATCTTGGGTTGATCCAGGTTCAACATCATCACCAACATTTACAGGAGATGCAACTCTTACAAACGATGGTGCTTTAGTTGGTTTCTCTAATCTAAATGCAACTTATACAGGTAATACAAAAACATTAACGGTCATAGTTGCAACTAAGACTGGGGCGCATAGATATAACGGTTCTGGTTCTAGTTCTGGATACAAAATTGATGGAAAAGAATCACCATTCTTAACTCTTACACCAGGTCGTACATATAAATTTGATCAAGCAGATAGTTCTAACTCAGGTCATCCACTACGTTTTTACTTAGAGGCAGATAAGACAACTGCATATACAACAGGCGTTACTACTAGCGGAACTGCTGGTTCGTCTGGTGCTTATACGCAGATAGTTGTTTCAGACTCAACTCCACAAGTTCTTCATTATCAATGTTCAGCACACTCTTTAATGGGTAATGCTGTTCAAACAAATAGCAATATTGCAGCAACTCCAACTGAAGTAGTAGTTACAGCCGAAAACACAACGGCGGCTACTGTTTATCCAACCTTTGTGGGTAATGGTGCTACTGCAACTGGAAAATTAGATATAAGCACAGACACAGGTTTTACTTATAATCCTTCAACAGGAGAATTAACAACAGCCAGAACAACTTTAAGTCATGGTTCTGGTTCTGGTATTCCATTAACAATTGATGGTAGTGGTAACGGTGGGCAGAAAATTGTACTTACTGGTGCTGATGATCCATATATTCAGTTCAAAGAAGGCACAACTGATAAAGCTTATTTCCGTTGGAGTAGCACAGGACTTACAACAGGCCAAATTACTTTACATAACCAAGAAACCAATAACATTTTAAGAATTGGGGCTGATTTAGGATTTTCTACAAACACTGGTACTAGTTATAACACTGTTCTTCACGTCGGAAATGTAGGTACTGGACAAGCATTAGCAAGTGTTGGGATACACGCTAGTTCATTAGCTTTAGCAACAACCTTGTCAGTGGCTGGTGTCATAACGATGACAGGAACAGAGGGTATTCATATTGCTGCTGGTACTACTGGGCAAAGGTCTGGATCTCCTAATGCTGGAACGTTCCGATTTAATACAACTACTAGTAAGTTTGAAGGTTACTTCGGCAGTGCGTGGGCAGAGGTTG